GATGGTCCGATACGCCTCGTCCGTCTTGTCGTTGTACTGCCGGGCGGCTCGGTCGTCGATCTTGCGAAGCATCGACCACGCGACGCCGTGAGCCTGCGAGACCAAAGTCTGAGCCTGCGTATAGCGGCGTTTGGTTTCATGGTGGAACAAGCCGGATGCCGTGAGTTCGGACTCAAGGTCGAGCATCGCGTAGTTCAAGCAGCCGACCAGCGTAAGCATCCGCACCGCGAGCGGCACGTACCGCTCGTCTTCCGGCCGAGGACCCCGCGCGAGCAAGCGAGTGTTCATCCAGGCCGTATGTTTAATCAACATTGCCTGGCGGTAAGAAAGGTTGGTCATATAATCAATGCGTTTTACCCATAGTGAACCACTCGGCAGAATGAAGCCAGTGATAAAATTGTCGTTTTGTCATTTATCCAAATAATTTTGAACTGCCGTTATAGCTTCATTCAGTGTGCGAACAAGTACATACTTGTTTCCAACCTGTTCAAAAGATTTCTGCCATTGTTTTTGTGCTGGGGTCTGACGACTTCCTTTTACTTGGGTCTTAAATTCCAGTCCCAGTACACCAAACCCATCTCGGGGAACAAGTAACAGTAAATCCGCCGCTCCAGCCGTCATCCCTTCAGCTTTCATGATGGCCGCCTCGGTTTTACTTCGCAATCCACCATTGGGCACGCTCGTCAAATTCAAAGCATACTCGGGGTATTGAAGCCGGAACCAACGTACAAAAGCGCGTTGGATGTTCGATTCAAGGTGTTTCATTTGCGTAAACTGTTTCCATTAAAAGCGACCCGATGGCATAGATACTTGATCCGGTCGTATATCCGATCTCCATATCGGTCCTTGATCGCTTCGCCTGTAAGGTTCGAAGATATGAACAGAAGCGTATCGGGATTGTCCTGTGCCTTGTTGATGAGTTCTACGACCAGATTACGTCGTGTCCCGAACTCTACTCGGTCCACCTCCACGCCCATATCGTCCAGTGTGATAAACTTGCGTTTAATTACGTCGTCGATATTGACACTCTGTGACCCGCAGTCCACGACCGTTACGATCCGGTTGGCGAACTTGCGTAGCAACATCGGAATTGCGTAGCGGACCAACAGCGATTTCCCGCGTCCGCAGTTTCCGAACAGTAGTAACCCTTTTCCGTTGTTTGCCGACAGCCATTCCGCTACCTTGTCGTATTCCGGCAACCAGACAAACCGTTCGCCCATAGCTCCCAGAACTGCGGACATCGCAGTCACCAACTCTTCTTTCGCATTCGGAATACTGAAGGTGAAACGGGCGCAAGGCGTAGGATTACCTTCGATTTTCAACTGTTTCAGGATTTCATCGTAGTTCATTGTCAGAAGTCTTCATACGTTTGGCCCGGTTGGGCGTGATAGTCCGTTGCCGGATGGCGATTTGCCGAATTGTCCTGGTCATGTGGAGGGAACAGCCCCGAATAGTTGTTGGCGATCGAGAAGTCCACGATACGGCGAGCTTTGGCCGCATCGTTGCCCGAAAGCGTCAGCAGGCGTACATAGCAACGCTGTAATCCGAGCGGTCGATAGGTCTGTTCGCGTTCAGACTTGTAAGCAAGCCAATCCGCCATGATAGGCCGGAACGCAGGTTCGACAGCCGAGAGATCTATATTACGCCTGGATTTTTTCGGGAAAAAGTCGTTTAACCACGTTTGGAAATAAACATTTTTCGCAAATTGAGCGCTGCGTTGCAATTTAACATAATCTATAACCAGTCCCTCCGTCTTTTTGCAAAAGTCCTTGTAGTCATCGGTAAGCGACTTGCGCTTTCCCTTGAACTTATCCCACAACGTCACAAATTCAGTCGGAATATAATCTTCTTCCCCCTCGGGGGGATATAAGGGGGGATTATTTATATCTTCGACGTAAGGAGAAGATATAATACTTTTCTTTACTTCGCGGCAAAATTCCGGAGTATTCGGCGATTCTTCCGGAAGTTTGGCTGTTTCTTCCGGAAGAATGCGGCAAAATTCCGGTATTTCAAGATTCTTGCGTTTCGCTCGTATGCAAGTGTCAATATATCGCCTTTGGATGGCTGCCGACGTTATGATCCCACGAGAGAGCAGTTCTTTATTGAAAAGACCCACAACACCGCAGTACCGAACAATCTCCAAAACAACCGACTCCTTTAACCTGAGGTATTCAGCCACGTTGAAGGCAGTACTTTCGTCCCACGCAGCAAAACAGCCTTTTACCCGGTATATATTACATAGCAAGTAGTCGTAAACCGCAATACCGTCACAACCGAAAGCCTTAACAAGCCGCCTTATCCGAATATCCAAATATCTATCCGTATCGACGCTGTAATAGCTTAATCCAACCCTAATATTGGCCATATCATTGTATTATTTCGGTGGTTTATCAAACACTTCAATCATCTTCTTTATTTACAATTTTAAGCGTTCTTTCTCGTAACTTATCATAGTCCGAAGGTTGTCGCACTGATGCTTGCAAGATGCATTGATGCGGTCCAACCACTTTTCTAAAGCATTCAGCTCCGAAGCAGAACTGTTCACCAATTTTGTCGCCAACGATGGAGACAAACTGATAATCGTTTCTTTTTCATCGTGAAACAACCTGGCCACCGCAGCGTCACGCATTCCGACAACCTCACTCAACAATTCACCGCTGCGAGCGTAGTAAACACCCAGCTGGTCCAAACGCTCTATCATGGCTTCGATATTGGGATTATTCATACATTCAAGAGCCATCTGAATATTCCGAGCTTCCTTCCGTATTTGTTCGATTCTTTGCATGGCGTTTAATTATTTTTTTATACAGGATTCTACCCATACGGATAGCATTTAGTCCTCGGATAGTCGAGGCATCGCAAAACTCCAGGTCACGCAGAATACGTACTATTTGCCGAATCTCCCAAGACTTGATTTCATAACCGATCATGGGATTCCGAATATTAGAATGGAAGATTATCTACCCTATCTGCCAAAGGCATATCCGCGATATTCTCCACTGTAACCGGTGCCGAAGTGAAGTTTATGGCCTTACCCCGGCCGATATAAACACGAGGTGCTTTCGCCTCTCTCTCCTCTTTAGTCTGACGCATAAATACCGAATGGGTATTTTCGTAGGAATCCGGTTCCCGGAGCTGCGAAACGCATACGGCGATATACTTCTTGCCATTATTGGCAACTTTGATCTGGTCGCGGGGAATATCCGAAACGCAAATCGATACATTGATAAGTTGTGACATAGCTACGGTTGTTTTTTGAATGTTGTTTTGATACTCGTTTTACTACTTCGAACGGGCGGGTAAAGCATCTCACCCGTTTCGGGATCGGCAAGCCCGGAAACAGGCAGTTGTCGAAGCATTGTTTCTCGCTCTTTAATGTCAGCTTTCAAGGATTCAAGAGTTGCGTACATATCATATAACTTACTGTCACCGCAATCCGCATAATCGTATTTGACACCGACCTCGGCTTCTTCCAACCGGCAATCCCCGAATTGGTGCGATTTCCCGTATTGGGATAATTCGCGGAGTGTGATGTCCCGGATCTCTTCATTATCCTTGAACGCCTTGATTGCCGCTTCCATCCTGCTGATATTGATATGGGCCGTTATCGGGTCAATATCCCCGTTTACGACAGCCCTGACCGCCCGAGAGGTCAATTCACTGACCGAGGCCGTTTCACAGAGCAATAATGAATTATTTTCCATGCCGAGCCATCTTATAAGAATTGAACAAAGCCGCATAACGTTTAAGCACGTCAGTATCGGCGTCATAAGATTTCAGAAGACGTGCGGCAATATCGAAATCTGCCGCATAGCCTGAAGCGGTCCATAAGTCATAACCCCAATTAAGCAGACAATCGCACTTGATCGGATCGTCAAGCATATCTGTCGTAATCCGATGTTTTGCCCGGGGTGTATCGGGCCGGGCCGAAGCGAGAGGGTCCGGAGCAGCTGCCGCGCATTTTGCTGACATATTGCGCGATTTACCCTTGAATACATCGGCACCAATCCCGAGCCAGGACCCGATCTTTGTCAAAGCATCGGTTGTAGCCCCCTTGTGGGCATCACCCAAATCTGAGTTATCGTTACCTCCATAACATTCATAATAGATACCATATTCAGGTATCTCGAACGTTACCTTGACAACCACCATCTTATTGTCACGGGCAACCTGTTCGGAGCGGACACGCCAGCTACCTACTCCGAACACGTCATTCAGACGCTCGGTAACGTAGATCGCTTTGATCGTGGACAAGTAGTTCTTTGTCGGATGCGGCGATATTGCCTCTGAAGGCAGCGGCCGATCCAGTAATCTTTTCTGTTCTTCGGATATTTTACGCAGTTCCATATTTTCAATCTCTATCGGTTATCACTCGTGATGCGAACTTTTTAGAATCGCTATACCGCATCATATATTTGGTTTCCTTGCGTATCTCGGCAGTCGAGAGTTGCCTATTCCAAGAACCCGAGGCAACAATGTTTTGCGGGCGGTCGATTTCGTAAATCTCGATTCTCGTTTTCATTTGTTTCACATGTTTTATTCGGTTAAACAGATATATTCCTTGAGTTTGCTGAATTGAAAATCGTTGATCTTCTCGTCACCTTCGGGCGTATAACTGTGAAACTCCCACCAACCCGAACCCAAGTCATCGACGACCTCCATACTGCCTTCCGGGAATCGGACCCTCTTACGATACACCCAAACAGAGCTGTCCGTAAAGGTGTAACTATTGCCGTCCTCATCCTCCCAATCGATCTTTACATTTGACAGATAATTACGATCACCGAGCATATCCTGAAGTATTCCGGCCACCTGCCGATAGATTGCAGCTCCGATCCGAAAATAAGGGATTTGATCCGATGGAGCGGGACATTCGGACTTACTTGTCGCTTGCAGTCCCTTATCCCACTCGATACTCGGATAATCGATGTACTCGTCATACATCCGATGGCATGATACATTGCCTTTTGTTGTGTGCAAGTCTGTATTCATCGCTGTTCGAAAATTTCATTCAACAGATAGCGGGTGATCCGCATACGCCGGGGCCTGGACAGCACCCAGTTGAACACCGCTGCGATCGGTGCGATCACAACGGCAAGCGTTATTACGTGTGCCATAGCTGAATTGGTTATTTGACAACTCGTTGTTTGATAATGATGCTGCCGATACGGCCGCATACATAGTTGTCGTAGAACTCCGTAACGGCACGTCCTATGGCCATCAATGGATGGAGCTCATCATAGACGCGAGATACCTCGACCTTGTGATCGTCGAGTGTTGTGCCGCTAATATTAACAAGATAGGTTTCGGGATGCTCTGAAAAGCCAACTCGAAAGAGATGAGTTCTGTACAGATACTTGTAATGGATTTGTTGCTGTACGTCGAATACAGCCGGAGTAAGGGTACTGTTATTCACCTTACTACTCGTGTCGGTCTTTGGCATTTAATTGAACACAAGTTAGTTTAACAAAAATGTACAAAAAGAGAGACGCGCCCCCTAATCTCGCCAAAGACCCACGACTACGTAGAGTAGAAGTGCAACAGGGACACGCCTCAAATAGCGTTCGTATGTACTTGTAATCACGTTACCGTGAGTCTTTGGCAAGGCAAATATACGAAATCATTTTTTATCTTGCAACAACAAATAAGAAAAAGGCATCGAAATCGACACCTTTTCAAAGTTGATGTAGGAATTTACTATGATTCGAACATCTCGTGAAACTTGACTATTCTGTATGCAACGGGCTTATTTTGTGACGTTTCCACTTTAACGTCCACCACATATACCGAGGTTAGTGGATTGTCTTCTCCGTACAACATCATCCGCTTTATATTTTCATCGTCAAACAATACTTTCATTGCATGACCCGGGAAAATACTATCAATAACACCTCTGTTCTTGGCATTGTTTTTTATGTCGCTGCTGGCCTGCTGCCATGTCATTAGCACATTCTTGTGGATGTCGGTTTGCTCGTGTGCCGATAGTTTATCTATTTCTTTCCTTATGGCATTTTGTATTGCATTAGATTCAATGCTATCCACTTGCAATCCGACGTTTATATTTCCATTGATATATGTCCCAATATTGATTACAGCTCCATTATCCGCCGCAATCGGATTTACTAAATTGCCGAAGTCTCGGCAGTCGGAAATCGTCAAGCCCGGATTATCAGCTCTTTTCCCTAAAAAGTATTTTATCGCATCTTTGCAATATCCGACAAAACCAATGATGGAATTGGCATTTTCCATAAACGGCAACACGGCAACTGCCAGAGTATCGATAAGCTCCACGATAACGCTCCCATGCCGAATCTCTTTAACATATAGCTTTGCATCGCTGTTTATGTTTTGTTCGGGATGCTTTTTGAGGTAAGCCACATACTGATTATTCAACGCGACGAGAGAACTTGTTAAATCCAGCAGTTCCATCGGTTGCGTATCCTCAATATGAATATGTAGCCTAATATCCTGCATAACATCTGAGTTATTCATATTTCCAAAGATACGAAAGTTTTTCATTATGCAAAAAACATACTTTTATTATGCCGACTATGAGAAAATTACGATAAGTCCTATCGAATTTCTACCCGATAGACACGGGGTCGGTTTTGGAGTTTATATGCCCGGCGGCGGGACTTGTCGATCATCCGGCGCACCTTGCTCTTGAGGCGGTACCACGCACGCCAGAGGCGGCCCGCAAGCGTGCCCCACAGACTTTTGACTGTGCTTTCGGAAAAGAAGGTTTGCATGTTGGTAAAGATTTACTTGTGGATGATATTTGCTGTTATTCTGCTGCTTCGACAAACTCGCCGCCTTTCAGTTGATAGAAAACATCCTCCTTGAGCGATTTCCCATCGATCTGTGCAGACCTTACGCACACTGGTTTCAGATCCTCGCCATATTCAGCGAGGGTAATCCAGCTACCTTTCTTTGCCTTTATTTTTGAATCTATACCTATGGCTGCTACAACAGCATTGTTACCTTCGCTTTCGATCTTTGCGAGGTCGCCCGAGGAGCCGATCTTTGCGAGGTCGCCCGAGGAGCCGATCTGTGCGAGGTCGCCCGAGGAGCCGATCTTTGCGAGGTAGCCCGAGGAGCCGATCTGTGCGCCGTAGCCCGAGGAGCCGATCTGTGCGTCGTCGCCCGAATTAACATTGTCGGTCGGACCCTCTTTGATGCACTTCTCGTAAATGGAATCTATACCAGCTTTAATGAATCCTTTGAAATCGAGTTTTGCCCCGATGTGAATCTTTGTCGTCGCCGTTTTATCCGAGTCGGAATGACATCGCCCCAAAGCTGTTACATGATGCACAGGGATGAACTTGCATTCATCATCCAGCATATCACGATAGCTAAGGACAGAGAACGGTGATTCGCAGAAATGAAAGCCTCGATTACAAACTTTCAACTCAACATCCTCTTCGTAAGTCTTGCCCTCCTCGAATTTGAAGCCCAGGCAGGTCATATCTGCATTGAACCCTTTAAATCCATCGATATGTTTTTCTTCGCCGAACTCTTGCGGAAGCACCACGTTATCGCCGAACGAGACGCTTTTGAATACTTCCACAATCTCTTCGACCGAGAATCCAGCGATGCCGCATCCGATCTTGGTTACATAGAAAACCTTATCGGTATTGTACCGTGTATAGTCTGCGAATCTCCGTACCGATCGCGTCAATTCCTCGGTAGACACCTTGTCCATCTGTTCATCGAGCGTAGGGATAGCGTAGGACTGGCCCTGTAAGCCCTCGCCGTGCCCCATGATCGCGCCGAACTTCTCGACCGCGACACGAGCTGCGCCGCCAACGTGGTTACCGGCCTTATTACTGCCGAATACAAAGACCTCGTTCTGTTTTAATTTGGAAATGTTCTCTGGGGTAAATACTTTGTTTGACATTGCACGTAAATTGTTTTGATTAAAATTTGCACCCTGTCGTCATCGAAGACCACGACTGAATCGCAGGGTATATCGCTACCGGCTCCCCGAATTGCTCCGGATCGTCGCCTGCTTTTTGGTATTGATCGGCCTAATATCCGCCCTTCTGCGCCAAGTCGCTCGCCGGGTTTTACATCCCTTCGGATGGTTCTCGTATTTCAATGAACCGCTTATTCGTTCCAGCCTTTCTGCCTTGCGGCCGGGGTTTATGGCAGGCTTTAGGACCCCTACGGCTTCCGTGCCGTCCTTTGGTGCCCGCATCGGGACATTCAACCCGATACGGACTTTGAAAATCCGCGCCCGGAAAGGGCAAACTCAACTTAATCTCAACTCTTAACTTTACTCGAATGAAAGAACGTTGGGCGCGGATAGTGCTCGGTTGATCCACTACCAGGGCCGACCAGTACAGCATAGAAGTACATATTAGTCACTGGTTCGGTAGTAGCCTATCTGTCATTTTATTTGCAGTTAGCACTTTCGGCGATACGCGCAGCTGCAACGGCCCGTCTGTCCTCCGGCAAAGTCGTACGGGATTCGATCCAAGCAAGAAGCTCCTTTTTGGAAAACACCGTGCGGCGTCCAATTTTCTTAAATGGGATCTTTTTTAGAAAAACCCAATTATAAATCGTCGAACGGGTGGTCGGGATACCTTGCTCCGCAATAAACCGCACGGCTTCTTCAACCGACAAATTGTCGATTTCTACCGGTTCATTCTTACGCCTGAAATCGGCGAGCTTCGGCAGAATCGCCGCCACTTCGTCAGCGACAATAGAGCGCAATTCTGCGGGAGTGGTAATAATAATTGGCTCGTTCATAATGCTTTATATTGATTAGGGAGTGCGGCCAGATTCGAACTGGCAAACATTCCACGTCTGGAATGCCTTTCAATCGGTTAGCTTCTGTTTGAACATCTGCGCTCTTCAGGGTGTACTGTCCATTAAGCGCATCGTGAGTACACTTGGTCTTTACCACTAATCGATTCGTAATACCATTCTACCACGCACTCTTTGTCGTTATTTGTCCTCCTTCTTCATTCGCAGCCGCTCAACGGGCACGCCCTTCAACTTGGCGATCTCGTCCATCGTCACCTCGACAATCTCCTCCTTGGGAGCGGGGTCAGCAACCAGGCGGAAACCTTTCTTATATAATTCGTCGCAGGTGTAGTTGCCGGATGCCTCTCCTTCTCCTATGAAGACTAAAAAGTTTAATGATTTGAGGATTACCAGCTCCCCGCTGCGAAAGATGACCTCGTATAAATGGGCTCCATTCATGATTTTATCCCCCCACCTGCCAATCCTTGTAGGCTTCGATCTCTTCGGCGGTTATAGGAATAAACCGGAAATCGGTGACCCTGACATTGGGACGAGCAAAATCTGCTTCGGTTCCAGAGTAAACATACCATGCATATTTATATCCTTTTTTGTCGATGCTGTGAAACCCATTTTTTTCATTTTGGCATAAATACACACATTCATCTACCACTCGAATTATCCCTGTGGCAAGAGTACCATCAATCTTACACCGGAACCTCCGGCCTTCGCAGCTAAGTAAATCTTTCATCACATTCTTTTTTATTGGTTTAATACTTTCAATCGGCCGGAGCAAATCCTCCGACATTTGGTCTATGATCTTTTCAATATCTTCCCACACGAACGCCACCAGCCGGTCTGTGATATTTGTAATATCTTCCGTCATGAGCGCCAAGTGTTTGCATGTTTTATCGGTCGCTTGGCGTTCCCGCCACCATCGCCACGGAGTTTTCATAACTTATCCTTGTATTGGATTGCGAACTCAGCCAACGAATGTACCTCGGCCTTACGGAAGGCGTCGCGCTTCGTTGTGCGCACCGTCTCGGGCGATATGTAAAGCATATCCGCGATCCCTTCATAGCATAGTCTTTTTTAAGCCTCAATCCACCGGATTTTAGTCCCATTGTAGCCACCCCGCTCTCGCGCCATACGACGGATACGATCGGGTTGCTCTCCAACTGTGGGATTCGTCAAATTCAAGGCATTATATACCGTTTCGACCGTACATCCGACCTCGGCCGCAATCTCCTTCTTCACATCAGGAGGCAGAACAATCACTTTTATCGTCTTTTTTACCAGCATATTGTTTATTGAGTATTTTGATAATTCGTTCAATGCACACCCGCTATTCTTCGAGCAGGGCGGCCAGCTTGTCGGCCGATTCCATTACATCGTTCATTCTTCTAATTTTAGAAAAGCAGGATAAATAACTACTTTTGTCTTGCCCCTCGGGGCTGGTGGTCATCCCAAATGGGATGTTAAACTGACGCCATCAACATTTAACCCTTTACGCCATGAATAGAACCAATATTCATCGGCCGAAGGTGGTGTTTGTTCGTGCCTATACCCGCGTTAGGTTCGGACGCCGCGAAAATGTGCGACAACACTACCGTTCGTTGCCCTTCCGGTTGTAACCCACGAGGGCGGAGGGGCGGGACTGGGACGCTGCGGCGTCCCTCTTTCGTCCTTTATCCTGCTTGTTTTCCATAATCAATCGCCATAGTAGCGGCCCTGTTCGCCGTAATAATCGGTCGGCACTGTTACCGGCGTCCACGCCATACGAGCCGCTGCTATTGCGTGTGCATCCTCTGTGGCAAGGCTTCGTCCCTCAATGGTGGCATAGAGCATATTGCGTTTCTCATTTGCCCACGCCTTGCGAAGGGCTGCCGCAAACGTCTTGTACATCTTAACCTTGAACATGTACCAAGCATTGCGCATGATTTTAGGTAGGTTGTACTTGCTCGTTTTCATATATTATTTAGTATATTTGCGAATGTACCTTGTATTTCATCGTCGAAACGGTTGTTGTTTTGTTATTCGACAATGCAAATATACAGATAATATCTGTATAAACAAATTTTATTACAGAAATTTTATGTAAAAAATATATGACAGGAAGTGATGTTGTAAATAAGTTGCTGGAATACAGTATGATGAATCCCAAAAAATTTTCTGAAAAAATTGGGTTGTTGCGTCCTCAAGCCATATATGATATACAGAATGGCAAAACAAAGAACATATCTCCAAGTATGGCTGATAAGATAATTTCTGTATTTCCGGAGATTGATAGAGGTTGGCTCCTCACTGGCGAGGGCGAGATGCTTCGAGAAAGCCACAGCACATCTCCGGTCGGCAATGCTGCCACCAGTGCTGACAAGAGTGAAATGCAGCAAACGCAGGGTTCTCCCGCGCCTACAACCGAGAATATTACTAATCTTATAGCGATCACTCGTGAAGCGATGGCAGTCATAAGAGAGCAGAGTGCCCAGATGAATCGGCTAATTACACAGATTGAGGAATCGAATTCTATCCTCAAAACGACCATTTTAGGAACATATACAGGCTTTCCGGCGACTCCGACAGATCTGGGGGTCAAAAATCCCCCCCCCATAAAATCGGAGCTAAAATAATGTATATCAATAAATTACAAAAATATATTGTAATTCAGGCACCTGATAATAAGCATTCAAAGAAGAGTTAGAAAATAGGAGCCGATGCAAATTTCAGATTGAATTACTATTCAATGAACCTTATGATAGCCAAACTACAAAAAGGAGACATTAACGTTGCCGACGTTTTTCTAAATGAATTATCAAGAAATCCGGCCTATTTTAATATGGATGCCGTCAAAACATTAATCCCAAATGAAGAGCAACGGATGCGAATACTGCGCGTTCTTGAAGATCATATGGTCATTGAAATAAAAGGGGGTGGAATATGGTTAAAAGCTGCGGCTAATTTATCAGTGTGTAAAGACCAGGGAGGATGTGCAGTCATCTATAACGAACAACGCAAACAAGAAGAACGGGATAATTTAGAACTTCGCAATTTAAAAATAAGTAGGCGCGAAGCGCATTGGGCTATTGCATTAGCTATCATATCTATTTGCGCCTCTCAATTTTGGGGACACACTATTTTTGAATGGACTTGGATTGCAATGCAAAAAATCAGTAAATTACTTTTTTAATCTGTCTTGATTCAATATTCTACACAGAACATTGTTTAATCCAGTATAAGTATCACCTGTCAATTCAATATTAGTTCTGCCCCAAAAACGAACAAGATAGATCAAATACACAATCAACGCGATAATCACGAATAGCAAAATATAAATCCCGATCATAAACTTCTTTTTTACAAACCTCGGAACTTTCGGCACAACTTCAAAAAAATTGGTTCATTATTTTGCGGGGGGGGGGAATTTTGTAACTTTGCAGTATGTAACCAATAACTTATTGAATTATGAAAAAAATTTTACTTTTAGTCGCCGTGGCTACAATGTCAATTTGCGCAACGAATGCGCAACAACACAAAGTCTATTGCGAACTTGTCGGAACCCAAAAACTTTTATCGTCGAAATGCACGGTGCAAGTAGATTTTGGACAGAACCAATTTCAAAACAACAAATTGGTCGATGAAAACGGAAAAAAACTTACGTTCAACTCGATGGTAGACGCTATGAACTTTATGGGTGAACTCGGTTGGGAATTTGAGCAAGCCTATGTTGTTACGGTAGGCAGTGGTGCTTCGGCTCAAAATGTCTATCATTGGCTGTTAAGCCGTTATATTGGAGATGACGAAGATATTGATGCAGGACTTAAAACCAAAGCTGCCTACAAATCAGAAAGAAAGGCGGCCGAAGAAGAATAATATAATACTAAAATACCCGATTCAAACTTTATAGCGCCCTGAAGGGCGCTTTTTATTTCCGATAAAATTATTATATTTGCATTGCTAAACTTCCATGCGATACAATATGTCCACAATATCGGATATATTGTATCTATCCATACAGTTTAATCTAACTGCGTCGAGTTCGGTAGCGGAAACGCCCGACGGCTTGCATGGAAGGCCGAGCAACTCGTAACGCAGTTTTTTATTGCTAAACATCCATGAAAAAGCGCATCGAACGTATGAGCCGCATCGAAGCGGCAATTAAACCCATGTACTGCGTCCCCAAGCGCAGCGACCTATCGTTAATCGGATCGGCTTTCGAGGCCGCAGGTTTCCGTTGTGTCCGGATCCGCACCGAATGCGAGGCCGAGCACCGCACAAAAGGTGGTGATCCCCGTCGGCACGGGATGCTGGTTCTCGACGGTGACCGAGTGATATTGGAGGTATTGCGGTCGAGACCGACTAAAAAAGATAATCAACTCACAATCCCGCCTCAATCATGAACCGAGAAAATGACATATCGAACCGTACCCTATTTTTGATTCGGTCGGTTTGAAATGATAAACAGAAAGCCGAGTTCCCTCGGCTTTTTACATTCTCGCATCATATATCTTTTCTACATTCAGCTCCGTTCCGGTCAATGTAAAATATATATTCTGGAGCTGGTGCAGATACTTTATGGGCACATCCACATTGCAATCGTCGATTTCGTCTTCCACCTGCCAACAGAACCCTTCTTTTTTAGGAGATAAGCATATCACACGGGGGATGATATAGTAGTCAAATCGTTGGTAACAGTCGCTAAATTCTTTCTCAAAGCCGCATTTTTCCAATAACGTTGGAGTCAAACGTATAGGCCTAACATCTCATAATACTACTTTATCTAAAATCTCATGATAAAATCCGGCTTCCTTAATTAGCATCTCACCATGAAATAACGTCATGTCTGCACGCGTAATTTCTGCAATATACCCAATTCGCTCAAGATGGGGGTTATACACTAAATTGCCTATTCGAAATGATCGAATATTCAGAGACGGTTCCATATTACATTTCATATTCTAAAACGCATCGAATTCGATGCGTTTATTACTTTAGTTTCATTTGTGTTTTTAAGTTGAGAACTATTTATTCCTCCTCGTTTGAGGTGTCGCATGTAATCGGTTTCGTCGATTTTACCGCTGAAGTAAGGTGCGCTGTTTCGGGTGGCGGATTGTCGGGCAACGTTCCGAGGTATTGCCGAGCGTTGAGGGGTGATACGACAGAGTGTCCGAGTTGGCTTTCGAGTTGTTGTCGGGCAACTTTAGCTACTGTACCGCCCCGTTTGGCGACGTTGGCGTTGGCCTTGAAACCTATTGGATTTTCGTTTCGGGAAAGTTCGGTAGCAGAGGCCTCGGCCAATGAGTTCAACAGCAGTTCGACATTGGTCATATTATCCCGCAGGTTCTCCTTTTTCAACCCCTTGTAACGTTTGTAGGCTTTCGTGGTACGTCCGGCCCACTCCTTCGTGATAATGTCCGTAAGGGTGGCATATTGCGTTCCATCAACGCCCCCGCGTTTCCACTCGTCAGTGAGAAGTTTACGGACTTCGATACTTTTCAAGCGTTGGTTAATCCATGTATCCGAATATCCAAGGCGTTTATAATCGGCTACGGCCTGCTCAATAGATAACTCAGGGTCTTGCATTTGGTCGAGGCGGTCGCTTGCCACCTGCGCCATCCATTGCTTGAAAGGCTCGGCTTTCTGTGACGGAATCGACTGGATAATCCGCAGGACGGTTTTCACATCTCCGGCCAGCGTCTTGCGCATCACTCCCGTTTCTGACCTCATGGCTATCTGGGGACAATTTGTCCCCACGAACGAGGCGAGCGCTTCATCCCGCTTGCGCATCTTCTTGAAATAATCGGTCGGATTCACGGTGTCCGTCAGAGCGGAGATCACGTCGAGAACGGAAAAATACCACGTCTCCGTCCGCTCGTCCCAAACGGTGCGCACCTTGCGGTCCTCGAACAACTGTATGGCCTGCTTTTGTGTCATAGGAATGTAGTTTTATTTATTCCTTTTCTTTTACCTCCAGCACCGTCCCGCACTTCGGGCAGGTGATTGTGTTCGTCGGGTACGTTGCTACTCTTCCGCCTTTTGCTCCGCTTGTTGGAATCCAATTTTGCGGGCGGGTTTGCGTGCCTGCGGTATCTTGACCGACAACGCCGCAATAGCGTTGTAGATATTATCAAGTTCCTTGCGCATATCTTCCGACAGATCGCTGACCGCCTCGGCATTGTCGGCGTCCACCCGCTCCAGTAACGCCAGTTTCGCCCGAATTTCGGCCAACTCGGCCGTTACTGTCGTCGTGGTCGTGATGTAGTTCCGCATCGCTACGAAAGCACGCATAATAGCGATACTTACTTGTATGGCAACGGAGCTTTTCAAAACAGCCGATAACATAGAAACGCCTTGCTCGGTAAACGCATAGGGGTTGCGGCGTAAACCCATCGTGATGGAATTGGTTATCACAATTTGTGATTTCCAATTTTCAGTTTCGGCATCTGTCAGTTGAAACATGAAATCGGGCGGAAAGCGTTCGATATTACGCTTTACCGCTTGATTGAGAGCGCTTGTTGTTACTTGGTACAATTCCGCCAAATCACGGTCCAGCATCACCCGCTGGCCCCGTATTTCGTAAATCTTGCTTTGGATAGGTTGTAGTTCCATGGGTAGGTATCGTTGAGGTTATTCTGCCTTGATGGTTATCGACTTCCCGCAATGCGGGCACGTGATTGCTCCCTCTTTCGAAGCGGCGAAAAGTTCCGGCACTTCAACACCCAAAATATCGGCTATTTCTTGCAATCGTTTTAACGGCGGATTTCCGTTGTCACCAATTGCAATACTTAACCCCGTTTCAGTCATTCCGAGACGCGCCGCCAACTCTTTTGCGGTCATTCCTCGTTCCTTCAATAATTCTTTAACTCTCATTTTGACGTATTATTTGCCACAAATATATTGATATTCATATAAACAGCAAAAAATTTTAGTGTCAATTAAATTTTTATCTCAAAATATTTGCATTATATCAAAATATCATTTATATTTGCACCAAAAAATCAAAACAACAATTAAACAATACGGCCATGAAACTCTTAACTAAAGCAATTGAGAAGCAGTTGGCAAAGTACCCCATTTATTCACAAGATGGCAAAGGCGGCAAGGCACAGGTCATCTGCAAGTTCTTCAACCCCTGCGGCAGTCAGACGTGGTACATTCTCGAAGGCGAGAAGCAAGACGACGACTACATTCTCTTCGCATTGTTAGACAATATGGGCGAGCGAGAATATGGTTATGTGTCACTGAATGAACTTCAACGCGTTAGAACTCGCCCCTTTGGTCTTGGCATCGAAAGAGATATGTATTTCACACCTTGCAAAGTCAGCGAAATCAACTAATTGATTTATTGAATAAACGTCTAAAACAATAGAACTATGAACGCATTTGCATTTAAAGTGATCGACGCAATCAATCGTGATGGTATGGACAATGGCAACTGGGGTCTTGTCAAAGACGTAGATAATACTGTCGCCTATTTCGGCACCAGAGAAGAAATCGAACTGAAAGGCCAGTGGGCGTACATCTATGCAGAGAAAGACGATACACTGTCTTTGCAACTCGAAAAAATCGAACCTACGAGAGTTCTGCACGTTGAAGATTGTGAACTGCTGCTCTACTACCTCGACGAATAAAGCCGTTCGGGCGGCTATAAACAGACCTCAGGCCCGAAGCGTGGCGGCACCTGCCGCCGGTGGTAAAAATGAAAGATATGAAAGACATAAAAATTGGCGACCCGGTGAGATTCGGACGCAATACTGGTGAATATCGAGGACAGTTCGATAAACTGAATATCGCAATGGTACTCGTTGGCAATAGGCTGTATTATGTTACATTTGAAAAAATTGAAAAGCTATGAAGACAAGAAAATCCTTCAAGGTGAACAGAGAGGCTGCGATCAAAATCGCAATGAACACAAACGGCATATCACGAGAGATCGCCAAGAAATACACAGACAGCGAGTTGAAAGAGTGCTTGCGACTACTCAAACTAAAAACCAACTTTTAACCTATATAACAATGAAACGAACCGACCTTTCCATCATCATGCGCACGGCGTGGCAGATGTGCCGCGCGACGGGTGTAACCTTTGCTGAGTGTCTGCATAAGGCATGGCAGGTGTTCAAATTGAAGATAAAGATGCGCGCGGGCATCGTGCAGTTCTTCTACCTCAAATCGAGTACGGGTGAATTGCGACAGGCATTCGGTACGCTTAAGGACGACTTATGCCCCGAAACAAAAGGTGACGACCGTAAGCCTAACAAACACCTCGTAACCTATTACGATACGGTTGCCGAGGGCTGGCGGTCATTCAGAATGTTCAACTTTGTAAAAGTTATATAATATATGAAACCAACGATGTACGTAGAAAAACGCAGCGATTTGACATTACTCAAAAAGGCATTCGAATTGACGGACGCGACATGTCACCGCACGCGGCTGAAGTGTGGGTGTAAAGCCTACAAAGGTGCAGACAACAATCGCGACAGCCTATTGATCGTCAAATATGACGCAGTAGTGCTTGAGATTATCCGCTGCAAAGGGTGTGTGAAGAAAAGACCTTAAAAATTGCAGCTCTCAATAAAAAATCGTATTTTTAATAAATAATTCAATAGTAAGATTTGCATAATGTGCCGAACGTGTCCACTTTTGCATCGAACAGATATATGCGGGGTAGTGCAGAGGTTACCACGGCGGGTTAGTGTCCCGCAGGCGCAAGTTCGATTCTTGCCCCCGCTACTAATGAAATTTACGGCTATGAAAATTTTAACGCTTATCATCAAACAAAAATGGTTCGACGCCATTTTGTCGGGTGAAAAAACGGTCGAGACCCGCGAAGTACGCCCGACCAACACGAAATACATTTCATACCGAGACAACAACACAGGCAAAGTCTACAAGAAAGACAGTGACGTGCCCGAATCGGCGTGGGACAGCGAGAAGGGCGTTGATACGGTTATCAACCACTACGATGCCATACAGTTCTGGGTAGGTTACGAAAAGAATCGCCCCGGCGCGCTGGTCGAAGTCAAAGGCGTCGAGCTGGTAGATGTTTGCGACGAAGAGACGAAAGAGCCGATTGTGTACGAGCACAACGGTAACGAATATACCATGACCGAGATCGACTACCACCTCGGCAAGGTAATCGAGAAAATGAATTGTTAAACCCTTAAAATCATTGCTGCACTCGAAGACGAAGACAAAAAACAGCAACTCAGCTTGACGCGCAATACAGCCGTATAACGAGTGAATTGCGACGCCGCACGCCTAATCCTGCTGTAGGATTAAGTAGCCTCGCAAATATGGGTGGCCGAAATGGTGTTATTGCGAATAGGTATGCAAGGGCGACCAGTGCATATACAAGAGCTAGGCAATCTGCCGCCCGAGGCCTTTCCGTAGGTTAAATCATATTGTCAAACTTCTAAAATTCAAGCTGCACTCGAAATTCAGTAAGAAATCGAATCAATCGGACGACAGGCGCTAGCCGTGTTCGTTATCGTGCAGTAGGCGGTCGTGCGACGAATCGTGCCGGTCGTGCACGCGACATTCGCGCCGCCTTTGGCATGGCAACAGGTTAATCATGACCCCGATAGACCATGCAAACGAAGTGATTGCCTCTGTCCGTCAAAAAACGGACAGGGCGATCCTTTTTTATTCATGTGGCAAAGACAGCGAGGTATTGCTCGACCTAATGGCTCCGCACTTCAAAGAGATCGTTTGCGTGTTCATGTATTTCGTCAAGGGCCTCGACCACATTGACAACTATTTGCGAGCAGTCAAAGCTCGTTATGCCAATGTTACCATACTGCAAGTCCCCCATTGGACGTTGACGCGTGTTTTGCGTTGTGGGCTATACTGCATTCCTAACCCCAATGTAAAGCTGTTATCGTTGAAAGACGTTGATGAATCCGTCCGGATGAAGACGGGAATATCTTACTCTTTCTATGGAATGAAGCAGTCGGACGGAATGAATCGCTGTCTTATGTTGCGCGGATACGAGAACGAAGCTATAAGCAATACGAACAAGGTATATCCTCTATCCAAGTGGAAGAAATCGGACGTCATGGCCTACATCAAGGCAAAGAAACTGCCTGAACCCATATCCTACAACAAGAACAAATCGCAAGGTCTGACGTTTTTGCCGGAGGTATTCGATTACCTCCGCCGGCATTATCCGCAAGACCTCGAAAAGATTTACAAAGTATTCCCCTTATCCCGAAATATATTACTGCGATATGACGAAGAGAAAAGAGCAGCAGCCCAAATACAAGCAAAGTGAAACGGTCGTAATCAAGCGATCACAAATCAACTTTGCTCCATACAATCCACGCAAAGAAGACCCTGAAGTCATCAAGAAGCTCAAAAAGAACTTTAAAACTGTCGGCTATCTGGGCGGTATCGTATGGAATCAGTTGTCATCTTATCTGGTTTCAGGGCACAAGCGCGTACAGACGCTTGACATCATCAACAATTACGACGGGACACCTGAAACGGATTATGAGATCAAGGTAGAAGCTGTAGAGTTAGACGACAAGACAGAGCGCGAACAAAATATCTTCATGAACTCGCCCTCCGCAATGGGAGAATTCGACATGGAGAAAATAAAAGTACTTGTACCGGAAATAGACTATAAAGCCGCTGGCCTTTCTGAAGCAGACATGAACATATACGGTATATCCGTCATGCAGGACGAAATAAGTTCAGAACTGTCTGATACGTTAGGTGATTTCGAAGAGATACAACGACCGTTTGAGGAACGCAAGGCCGCGGTAAAGGAGATGAAAGAACAGATTCGTCAACAGGCAGAGCAAAAAGCGGAAGACATCGAATCCTATGTAATGCTCAACTTTAAGTCTTATAGGGCGAAATCATCATTCATGCTTCGGTTCGGGTTCAGGCCAGACGACAAAATAATCCCCGGCGAAATGTTCTCGGATATGGTTGAACGGGTCGAATAACGACAAAAACGACAGTATAAAAAATGGCAATGCCCTCCAAAAAACCGAAATTAGATACCTTTCGCAAGGTTGCAAATGCTTGCGGCGGTATTTTGTCAGACATAGCTGCTAATTTAGGTGTAGAGCGTAGCACAATTTACACATGGTGCAATGATGATGAGCAATTCGCCCAAGCCCTCGAAGATTCCCGTGAACGGTTCGTTGATTTGGCCGAAAGCAACCTGCGTAAATTGGTTGCCGGCGTTCCGGCCATCGAAAAGGACGAGAATGGCGAAAAGAGATTTGCCGGTTGGATCGAACGTCCCTCCGAAACAGCGATCATTTTCACTCTCAAAACACGCGGAAAAAAACGGGGATATGTAGAACGTCAAGAGGTTACAGGAGCAGATGGTGCCGAACTTATTCCACCTCGCACTCTCTCTCCCGAAGAGGCAAGACAATATGGGTTAAAACTTAACGAAGAGTATTAACGCACTACTCCGATTCGCGACATAGACATAGAGCGTACCTTCTGTCTTTCCGGTATGCTGAATTTCACCCGTTACATGTTCAAGCATAAGACGGGGATGCGGTTTATTGTCGGCGATCATCATCGCAAAATATGCGAAGCTCTTGACAAAGTCGTCCGTGGCGAAATAAAGCGTCTTATTATCAATATTGCGCCACGATATGGCAAGACCGAACTTGTCTCTAAGAACTTCATCGCCTACGGGCTGGCGTTAAACCCCCGCAGTAAGTTCATACACCTATCATACTCCGATGATCTTGTTCTCGACAACTCGAAAGAGATCAATGAAACGGTACAATCAGACTACTACCAGCGGCTTTTCCCTGAAGTAGTCGTCGAAAGCAAGAATGCTAAAAAGTGGTATACATCCGTCGGAGGCGGACTGTATGCAGTAAGTGCAGCAGGACAGGTTACAGGATTTGGTGCAGGTCAAGTAAATGATCCGTATAGGGAGCGGCGCGAAATGGGTGATTTTATTCCTGCGTGGGAAAGCGATTTTGCGGGAGCTATTGTTATCGACGACCCGATCAAACCGGAAGATGCACTATCCGAAACGATCCGCGAGCGGGTGAACAATCGCTTTGAATCGACTATCCGCAACCGCGTGAACTCGCGCAATACGCCTATCATAATCATTATGCAACGGCTCCATGAGCACGATCTATGCGGCTATCTTCAGGAGATCGAGCCGGAGGAATGGACGGTACTTTCGTTGCCCTGCATCTGGCATGACGAAAACGGACAGGAACAGCCTCTCTGGGAATTTAAGCATACGCTGGAGGAACTGCACAAAATCGAGAGATCGAACTCATTTGTCTTTGAAACGCAATATATGCAGAACCCGAAGCCGCTGGAAGGTTTGATGTATGGAGAGTTTAAGACATACGACATAATTCCATATGCAGCATCTATGAAGCGAAAGAACTACACGGATACCGCTGATACCGGCAGTGACTATCTGTGTTCTATTTGCTATACGGAAACTCCCATCGGCAATTTCGTGACGGACATTTTATATACACAGAAACCGATGGAATATACCGAGCCGGCAACAGCCGAGATGCTGTCCCGAAACAAGACGGAGATCTGCTACGTCGAGAGCAACAATGGCGGCAGGTCTTTCGGGCGCAATGTTGAGGCGCAGTGCCGAATAATCGGTAACAACTTTACATCGTTCAACCCATTTACGCAGACCGCCAACAAAAGGGTGCGTATTTTCACGCGATCGAATGAAGTGCAAAACCTTATTTATTTTCCGACCGGATGGGAGCACAAATGGCCGGAGTTCGCCTCGCATGTCAAATCATACCGTAAGCAGCAGGAGTTCAACAGCCATGACGACGCCGAAGATGCCCTGACCGGAGTAATCGAAAAGCGGGGGTATTTCAACAATGAAGAAGATTTAGACAAAGAGGATTTAGGAATTTGGTAAAAAGTACGGATATGGGATTTATGGACAACCTACTCAATGCGATACGCAATAAATATCTGAATGCAACCGGTGCAGAACGTGATCTGCTTACGCTTATCAAGGACAAAGACATTACACAGGCTCAAACACTTATGCAGAATCGCGATACGGAGGTTTTGCAGGCGATTCAGGAATATAACCCCGAACTCCACCGTATTATGCGAAAGGCCGATAAGATGCGGAAAGGCCAGGAGCCTTATCGTACCGAGAAGTTGCCTCGTGCACGACAGAAGTACATCAATGAGGTGGAACTATTCTTTCTGCTCGGGAATCCGATACGATGGAAGAAGGTGAACAACGAAGGTTCGGACGAGGCTTTCGAAGCATATAATCAATTTTTGCAAGATACACGATTCAACGTTTCCATGCGTAAAGCAAAACGCATTGCGGGAGCAGAAACTGAATGTGCCAAGCTCTACCACATCTATCGGGACGAGAATTTCCAACCGCAGGTAAAAGTTGTGGTAATTTGCAAGTCGAAAGGATACACCCTACGTCCATTATTCGACCTATACGAGAACCTCATTGCATTCGGGTATGGGTACTACCTTAAAGAGGGGACATCAACTATCGAGCATTTCGATATTCAAACACCTGATACGATCTACCGATGCAAACGAGGATCTCTTAATTGGGAGGTTATTGCAACTCCCAATCCAACCGGAAAAATCAATGTTATCTACTACCGACAGGATAAAGCGTGGGGAGGCCTCAACCCCCGCATAGACCGCGAGGAGGATATAGACAGCAAAATATCCGACACAAATAACTATTTCGCAGACCCTATCGCCGCAGCAACGGGCGATGTCGTAGATTTTTTGAAAGGTCGAGCCGACAAGCCCGGGAAAATGATTCGGATGACCGGAGCGGATTCAAAATTCGAGTACATCAATCCACCGACCTCTTCCGAGACGCAGCAACGGGAAAAGGAAGACCTCGCGCAGTCCATCTTGTTCGACACTTTCACGCCCGAGTTTACACCCGAGAAAATGGCTGGGCTGGGAACTTTGTCGGGCGAAGCGATCAAACGCGCGATGGTACTGGGATATATCAAGCGCGAAAATAATAAAGAGATATACGACATAGCCGTAGATAGGGAGAAAAATCTTATTCTCGCTATTATGATGAATGTAACCCATATTCATTTGCGTCCTGATTTGGCTGCGCTCAAAATAGAACACGAATTTGCCGAACCGTTCAATGAAGATGTCACCGCACGTTGGGCGGCTATAGGCCGTGCTGTGCAGGATGGCGTTATGTCGCTGGAAAAGGGCGTTGAACTAATGGGAACGGCCGATGATGTTACCGCTGAAATCGAGCGAATAAAGCAAGCGAAGGCAGAGGCATCTATGAACAATATTATAGAGCCAACATTCTAATTCGAAACGATGCCCGGATTGAATTTGAAAGCCGCCCAATGGGAGCAACAGCACAAAACGCATGTCGAAGAATATCTACGACAGATAGAGGCTTTGTATGATGTGGCCTCGGATGAATTGATTCGACTGGGAATGGGATATAAATATCAACCCAATACGGGGCGATTGTTCGCCTTCTCATCAAACAAAAGCCGTAGTAAACAAGCCGATGCCTCGTTATCTTCATTCCGAAATAAGTTGTCCACTATAATTACAGCGGGGATCACTTCGGAATGGTTTTTTGCCAACGACAAGAACGATTCATGGGTAAAACAACTATTCGACAATCCGAAAAAAGGATGGATGCTTCACAATCTCGGTGCACTTGAGGCATTTCAACGTAGAACAACTTACGGGCATAATTTATCCGAAAGAGTTTGGAGTATCGCCAAGCAGTTCGAACGGCACATAGAATTATCCTTATCTATAGGTATCAGCGAAGGCCGAAGCGCTGCCGATATAAGCCGTGATGTACGCGTCTATCTGAATGAGCCGGACAAACTATTTCGACGTGTCCGAAATGCGTTCGGCAATCTTACCCTGTCGAAAGTGGCGCAGGCTTATCACCCTGGGCAAGGCGTTTACCGGTCATCTTATCAGAATGCTATGCGTATGGCTCGCACCGAAATAAACAGCGCTTATCGTGAAGCCGACAGTATCCGCTGGCAACAACTTGATTTTATTGTCGGATATGAGGTAAAAACATCAAAATCGCACGTACAGTGGCTGGCAAAGTTCTGGTATCCGCGCTTCAAAAAAGGGCGTGCGCCGCTGGAAATATGTGACGCAATGGAGGGAAAATATCCGAAATCTTTCAAATTCATCGGGTGGCACCCGAACTGCAAGTGCTATGCAGTGCCAATTATAGCCAACGAGGGCACGGATAGGGATTTTTGGGAGGAACCGCTGAATGAGGTCAAGGATGTGCCCGACAACTTCAAACGATGGGTCGAGGACAACACCGAAAGAATCGAAAAGGCGAAGAATTTGCCGTATTTCATAGGGGAAAACAAAAAACACTTCAATGATTCGCTGTTCATCAATCGCGATGCCGTATAACTCTTGGCAAAAGCGCAGTACGTAGGGAATAAGTTGCAAGGTGTTGCATAAGGAGTTGAGGCAAAGTATGAGGCATCGTGCACGCCTATAAACTACAAAAGCAAGAATAGCATCGTTCGCAAGGTGAAACAGGAAAGGCAAAATCTATTAACACCAGGTTTCATCGTCCATTTGGCGGACATTCTCTCCGTCACTGTAAGCACTGTTCCAAAATGAAACACCCTTTGTCCGGCGAAATAGTGCGTCGGTTAGGCGTGAGGTTGTTGCTATTCACCACATCCAAGAGGAGAAATGCAGTAAAAACGGAATGACCGACGGAAATAAGATGTGCCCCGCCGATCATTCCAACTAAAATAACACGATATGACAAAGGTACTGCACTGCGGCGCATTATGCAAATAATCGTATTAAAAATTCGTCAGTAATGCAGCATTTTTCTCTCGTTCCTCTCGCTCGAAGCTGGCAAGGTAGTTTTCCGTCGTCTTCAGATCTTGGTGGCCGAGGCTTTCCGATATGTAGGCGATATTCGCCCCGGCACGCTTCAACACCGTAGCGAACGAATGACGCGCCGTATAGGTCGATATGTTCCCAATTTCGAGCTGCTCCCCGATCATCCGCATCCGTTTATTGATTAACCCGGTAGCGGCTATTGTTTTAGCGTGGCTCTGCACCGCATCCTCCGACCCGTCGAGAATTGGGAAAATAAAGTTATTCGGTGCTGGAGTATTACCCCAGCGGTCGATAATAGCTTGCATCTGGGGAACTACCGCGACCCGGATTTCCTTACGGGTCTTAGTCGTGCGCTCGGTCTTTTGACGCACGAAACAGATTTCACCGTCCACAATATCACGATACCGCAATTTCACGAAATCGGCGACGTTGATCCCGTTACACAAGTAGAGGAACAGCCAATAATCCCGGTATTTGGCCGTTGCTTCGTTCCCATCCTCATAGCGGGCGATCTGCCCGATCTGCTCCAGCGTTAAAGCCAATTTACGGCCCTCACCGGCCTGTATTTCATATTTCCCTCGGCCGAACGGGTATTGCGCGGGTTTAATCGCATCGCATCGACAAGCATCGTTCAATATGGCTCGTAAATGGCGCATGTGTATTCCGATCGTTGTACGGCTCTTACCTTCTCCGAGTAGAAAGCGCTCATAACGTCTTACCCAATCCACCGTTATAGATTCAAGAGCAATACGATCCCCGGCAAACCGCTCCAATCCCTGTATAACAACATTATAAACCAGCATTGACCCGATACGATCCTGCTCTTTTAATTCCGCTATTTTAGCCGCAAATGCACGGTTAAGAGTATCAACCCCCGAACGTTTCAATCGCTTGTTGAGGCTATCGAATGAAAAAATACCGTCGCGTGCCAATTCCTCAACAACCCCACGAACAATTTGGTAACTGCTTTCTATATCTTTACGAACGGCCACAAGGGCGCGAACCTTCGTTGTAGTCAGACCTTCCCACTCATCCAAGGTAAGGTCTTTGCCCGTCGGATAATAGCGACGATCCCGGCGATAGGTTACACGAATTTTTACGGGGCACTTTCCGTTCTTTTTCGGATGACTCGTATCTATTATGGGCGCAACTGTTATTCCGTCTTTTGAATAGTTCATTTGATAGGATAATTATTATTTCAACACACAATTTCGACACAAAAATACAAAAACAAACAAAAATAGATAAAAATAAACAAAATAAAATCGCCACATTTGGAAGCTTAAAACATTGATTTTCATATAAAAATTCAAACAACACATAATTATTCAAAAATATAATTATGGGACTGAAAATCCTTGCACCGCCGTGGGCTGAATTATCCTCCGCAGTCGGATAATTTCGGGGTTCTTTAATCGGAGATTAGACTATGAATGAATCATTAAACTAAAAGAATAAGAAGAATGAAAAAGAAGAGCAAGTACGGGAGAAATCCCAAGTTGAACCCGAAGACACACTGCGTGATGGTGCGCTTCGATGATGAGGAATGGAACAAGTTTCTCACGATGTACGAGGAATCAGAGGTGTACGCTAAAGCCGTCTTTCTCAAGGCACACTTCTTCGGGCAGAAGTTCAAGGTACTGAAGATGGACAAGACGATGGTGGACTACACGACTAAACTGTCGGACTTTCACGCCCAGTTCCGTGCCATTGGTACGAACTACAATCAGGTAGTCAAAGAGCTACGCTGCCATTTTTCGGAGAAGAAGGCGATGGCGTTGCTTTACAAACTGGAGAGTTGTACCATTGATCTTGTGAAGTTGAGCAGGGAGATTGTGGAACTTTCAAGGGAGATGTACGCTAAGTGGGAGCAATCAAAATCCGACTGATATGGCATCAGTAAAGGTCAAGTTCCGTCCATCTACCGTAAACGGTAAGGAGGGCACACTCTACTATCAGGTCATTCACAACCGTGTGGTCAGACAGATAAACACCGAGTATAAACTTTTTGTTTCGGAATGGGACAGCCATTCCGAAACGGTTGTCTTGCATCATCTATTGACAGGACAAGAGAGGAACAACTACCTGCTTTCAATCGGTTCACGCATCAAGTGGGACAAGGACAGGCTGAACAAAATCATACACAAGTTATTTCAATCCGGCACATTCGTAACGGATGATGTAGTCATGCGCTTTCATGAAAACAGGCAAGAATTGTCATTCAACGCTTACATCAGCCAACAGATAGCGAGACTGAAACGCTTGGGCAAAATACGCACCTCAGAGACTTATACAGCTGCACTCAGAAGTTTTAACGGTTTTATAAATGGCAAGGATGTCTTGTTTGACCAGCTTAATGCGGATTTGTTGGCAGAGTACGAGGCTTATTTGAAAGGAAGGGGAAATACGCCCAATACTATATCCTTCTATATGCGTATTCTAAAAGCCGTCTATAACCGTGCGGTGGAAGATGGACTGACCGAGCAACGACATCCGTTCAAGTCCGTTTACACGGGAGTGGAGAAAACAATGAAGCGAGCCTTGTCGCTCAATGACATCAGACGTATCAAAGGACTGGACTTGTCATTGAAGCCCAATCTTGATTATGCCCGTGATATGTTCCTGTTCTGTTTCTACACAAGGGGAATGTCGTTCATCGACATGGCTTATCTGAGAAAGAAGGACTTGCAGAATGGTACTCTTTCCTATCGCAGACGTAAGACAAGACAGCAGTTGTTCATCAGATGGGAAAAGTGTATGCAAGAGATTCTTGACAAATATCCAGTAAACGAAACGGAATACCTCTTGCCCATCATTACAAAACGGGACGAAGATTATCGGAAGCAATACGCCAACGAACTTCACCGTGTGAACCATCTGTTGAAGAAAATTGGAAAGCAGTTGGATTTGCCAATACCATTAACTATGTATGTCGGTCGGCACTCGTGGGCAAGTATCGCCAAGAGCCGTAATGTGCCCATTTCTGTCATAAGCGAGGGAATGGGACATGATTCTGAGAACACTACACAGATTTATCTTGCATCGCTGGATACTACAGTAGTAGATAAAGCCAATAAAAGAATACTGGATTTGCTGTGAAACCATGAATGTTTAGCGAATCCGTCCAACGCTTACCAAGAGAAGAACCTTTTTCCCTTATTTCCATAAGAAGAGACGGGCGTAAACTTGATATAAAATGCCTGTCGAAGTTGATATATTGGAAGATAGCATATTCCAGTTTTCACCAGAATTGCTGAACACCTTGCTCAAAGACCACACCACGAGCAGGGACGAAATGCAACGCAATATCTTCTGGGCTACTTCAGATTATGAACATCTTGGCAAAGAATACCAATACAATTCCCCTATCCTCCCACACCTTATAACAGGAGATAACGGACATATCATCATGCCTCGTGTCCTCAAAAGCCGTGATACCCAATCAACCCGTTCCCGTGATATGGCTGAGGTCTTCACTCCATCATGGATATGCAATGCACAGAACAACCTGATTGATGAAGCATGGTTCGGACGAAAGGATGTTTTCAATACCGAATATGCAGACGAACAGGGACATCATAAATGGAAAACAACGGAAGGCTGTATCATATTCCCGGAGGGCAAAAGTTGGAAGGATTATGTGCGTGATATCCGACTGGAAATCACTTGCGGAGAAGCCCCATATCTGATTAGCCGCTATGATACCACGACAGGAGAGACTATCCCTTTGGAACAGCGTATCGGTTTGCTTGACCGCAAACTAAGGGTGGTAAGCGAGAACACATCCACTTCGGGCGAATGGCTTGAGTGGGCACAAGAAGCCTATAAAAGTACCTACGGTTACGAGTGGCAGGGAGACAATCTACTCATTGCCCGAGAATCTATGCTTGTCTCTTTTGTGGAGTATTTTCAACAGAAATTTGGCAAATGCCCTTTACTGAAATCTATCAACTACATCGCTTACATCATTTCGTGGAACGTATGGCAGATGGACGGATTAAGAGGTGTCATTCCAAATAGTTGCGGAGAACGTAGGGAAGTTGTAGCCGACTTGTTCGGGACTACCGAAGTGGTCACCCAATGTGAAGGATGTCTGAAAGATGACATCCGCAGGCACAATGGGGTCTATTGCCAAATCAAGGATTGGCATGCTACCGACAAGGCAACAGGCAAAAAGGGAAAACGAATCCGATTTATAGACCTAATAAAATAGTGCGGTATGAAATTCACATCTTCACTAAAGTTAAAACTGATATATGTGTTCCGTATCAACGATGCTGCGCACAAGGGATGTCTGAAAGTGGGCGAAGCCACTTGTGACAATGACAATGTTTTCGGTCTTGCTCCCAACAGCAAGGCTCTCAACGAGTCTGCCAAGAAACGTATCAATCAATATACGCAAACGGCAGGTATAGCATACGACCTCTTATATACGGAACTTACGATATACAACAGCAAGTATGGTTTGTGTTCTTTCAATGACAAGGAAGTGCATAGCGTGCTGGAGCGTTCAGGTATCAAGAAAAAGATATTTGATACCGAGAACAAAGCCAACGAGTGGTTTATTACCGATCTTGAAACAGTTAAACGGGCAATAATCGCCGTAAAAGAGGGGCGTGAATCATTATCTTCTGCTGAGGTTTCACACGACAAAAGTCCTATTGTATTCCGACCGGAACAGCGTGAAGCTATTGAAAAGACTAAAAAGCAGTTCAAGAAAGGAAACCAGATGCTGTGGAACGCCAAGATGCGATTTGGTAAGACGCTGTCCGCATTACAGGAGGTAAAAGATATGGATTTCAGCCGAACCTTGATTCTCACCCACCGTCCGGTAGTTGATAGCGGTTGGTTTGAGGACTTTGGCAAGATATTCTATGATAGGCGGGATTTTGCATACGGCTCAAAGAATAACGGTGATAGTCATACTTCGCTGGAAACAAGAGCAAAACAAGGACAATGCAAATATGTTTACTTTGCTTCCATGCAAGACTTGCGTGGTTCTGAACTTGTAGGCGGCAACTTTGATAAGAACAATGAAGTGTTCGCCACCGCATGGGACTGTATCATCGTGGACGAGGCGCACGAAGGCACACAGACAGATTTGGGTAAGGCTGTAATGCAGGAACTTACGAAGGACAAGACCAAGATTCTGCGTCTTTCCGGCACTCCATTCAATTTGTTGGACGATTTCAAGGAGGATGAGATATATACTTGGGACTATGTAATGGAACAGCGTGCCAAAGCGTCTTGGGATGAGCTGCACTTTGGCGACCCGAATCCATACGCATCACTGCCAACCATGAACATTTACACCTATGACCTCGGACGATTACTCAATGAGTTCGTGGACGAAGATGTGGCATTCAACTTCCGTGAGTTCTTCCGTGTAAATGACAATGGAACTTTCGTTCATGACAAGGATGTAAGTGCTTTCTTGAATCTTATAACCAAAGAGGACCGGGAGAGTTGCTATCCGTTTGCCAATGAGGAATACCGCAATATATTCCGTCATACCCTGTGGATGCTGCCTGGAGTGAAGGAGGCACGGGCGATGAGTGCCATGTTGCAGACACATTCGGTATTCCAACATTTCAAGGTTGTGAATGTTGCAGGCAATGGAGATGAGGATGAAGAAAGCAAGGATGCACTTGTGGCGGTAGAAGAAGCCATTGGCAAAGACCCTGATGCCACACGTACCATTACCTTGTCTTGTGGCAGACTGACAACGGGTGTCAGTGTGAAGGCTTGGACAGCTGTGTTTATGCTGTCAGGCTCGTATAACACGGCTGCCTCCAGTTATATGCAGACTATCTTCCGTGTGCAGACTCCTGCCGCTATCAACGGAAAGGTTAAAGAGCAATGCTATGTCTTTGACTTCGCACCGGACAGAACATTGAAAGTGATAGCAGAAACAGCCAAGATTTCATCCAAGACAGGAAAGACCAGTGGCAACGACCGTAAGATTATGGGCGAGTTCCTGAATTTCTGCCCGATAATATCCATCGAGGGTTCCAAGATGAATCAGTTTGATGTGCCAAGGATGTTGGAACAACTCAAAAAGGTCTATGTGGAACGTGTCGTGCGCAATGGCTTTGAGGACAGAAGTCTGTATAATGATGAGTTAATGAAACTCAATGATTTGGAGTTGCAAGAGTTCGATGACCTCAAAAAGATTATCGGTCAGACAAAAGCCATGCCCAAGACGAATCAAGTGGACATCAACAATCAGGGGCTGACTGATGAGCAATACGAGGAACTTGAAAGTCTTGAAAAGAAATCCAAGAAGAAAGGTAAGGACAAACAGCCTTTGACAGAGGAGGAGAAACAACGACTGGAAGAACTGAAGAAGAAAAAGAACAATCGGGAAGCCGCTATTTCCATTCTTCGGGGTATATCCATCCGTATGCCTTTGCTGATTTATGGAGCAGAGTTGAAAGACGAGTCTCAAGAAATCACCATTGACAACTTCGCTTCGCTCATCGACCCTCAATCGTGGGAAGAATTTATGCCTAAGGGTGTTACCAAACAGAAATTCAACAACATCAAGAAATACTATGACCCGGAGATATTCTGTGCAGCCGGAAAGCGTATCCGGGCTATGGCTCGTGCTGCCGACAAACTCAGCGTGGAGGAACGCATCGAGCGCATAACGGATATTTTCAGTACATTCCGTAATCCGGATAAGGAAACGGTGCTTACTCCTTGGCGTGTGGTGAATATGCACCTTGGCGACTGTTTGGGTGGATATAACTTCTTTGAACAAGGGTATGAAACCACACTGTCCGAACCTCGTTTCATTGACAAGGGTGAAGTGACCGCCAATGTATTTGCCGAGGATTCTCGTATTCTTGAAATCAACTCAAAATCGGGATTATATCCCCTCTATATGGCATACAGCATTTACCGTACACGAGTAAAGAACTCTTTATTTTCGGTGTCAAGTATCGAAGACGAACAACAAATCTGGGACAAGGTTGTCGCAGAAAACATCTTTGTCATCTGCAAAACTCCCATGGCAAAGAGCATCACCAAACGAACCTTGATAGGCTTCCGCAAGGCTAAGGTAAACACCAGATACTTTGAGGATTTAATCAATCAAATTAAAAACAAACCTGAACACTTTATCAAGCAGGTTGATAAATTCGTTTCAGAAAGAACAGGAATAAAGAATATGAAATTCAATGCGATAGTGGGAAATCCACCGTATCAAGTTATGGATGGAGGCGCACAAGCAAGTTCTGTGCCAGTTTATCAGTATTTTGTTTCTATAGCTAAAAAAGTTCAACCCAATTTTATTTCAATGATTATGCCTGCTCGTTGGTATGCAGGAGGACGAGGGCTTGATGACTTTCGTGCAGATATGCTATCAGACAAAACTATTCGCAGCTTGCACGATTATCCGAAAGCATCAGACCTTTTCAGTAATGTGGGATCAAAGGTGGATTATGCTATTTCCTAATGGACGCAAAATATGATAACATAAAAACCGCACCTACCATAATTTCTCATACAGAAACTGGCGTATATGCTTCTCAAAGAAGCCTTGCTCAGAATACCTCTGATATTTTTATCCGAGATGGTAGAAGTATTTCAATCATCACCAAAGTAACGGAACAGAGTAGTGAATACATCCAATCATTTGTATCACCATTGAGACCATTTGGCTTGCGTGGTTATTTCGTGAGCGATCCCAATTTTCATGAAACATCTGATGGGCTGACAACTCCTGTTGTCTGTATTGGTAAAGGTCTCAAAAAAGGGTATGTGGAACGTAATCTTGTTCCTTTGCACACTAACTGGATTGATAGATTCAAAGTAATCATTCCTCGAGCAAACAACATTGGCACAGAGGCTAATGATGACAATCTTAATGCGTTTGTTGGAAAGCCTAACGAAATTTGTACAGAATCTTACCTTTGCATATTCGCAGATTCCAATGTTTCGTATGATGAGTGCGTAAATATTTGCCTATATCTCAAATCTCGCTTTGCGAGGTTCATGCACTGTCAAGCGAAGTCAAGTCAAGATGCTACGGCCAAAACATTCCGTTTTGTCCCGACGCAGGACTTCTCGAAGGAAAGCGATATTGATTGGTCGCTTTCATCTGTTCAAATTGACAAACAACTGTATGTCAAATACAATCTTACAGACGAAGAAATCTCATTTATTGAATCAATGATAAAACCGATGTAAGCATAAACGAGGGCAAGTTATACTCTTGCCCTCGTTTTAACTCACTTTTCTTTTCGCACACCTTTAAACGGTGTACCATCTTGTTTGACATCCATAAAACGCCCAGTATCTTTATCCCTTTTTACCCATTGTTCAGTTTTGGGATTATAAACCTGTGAACGATTTCTTACTGCACCATTGCGATGTCCGTCTCCTGACGGTGGATTTGTTGCCATAATCTTCTTTTTAGGTCAATCTCGAATTATGCAGCCGAGAATGCACTGCTTAATATTATGAGTTATTTCCGTATATATGAACTAAGATCTTCTCCACTATAAGGATATGACTCTGTGAAGACTCTCATCTGTCCTTCAATACCATAAGGCATAATATATGGATAGAGAAGTAAATACTCCCGTTGAGGACTTGCATGTTGCGCATCTTTTGTAACAGGCATGATCATACATTTACCAGTATGTCCATCCACGACACCTAATTCCCATGGCATCCAATTACTTCTTCCAGCTTCTGGTGATTGAGCATAAATTAAAGATTTACTGCTCATTAATCTTTTCTGCAACCTTTTTGCTGTATCTTTATTTGTTTCATTCCTTTTCAAGTCAACATCAACAATGCAGTCAAGATATACTTGTAACCCCATTTTCGACAAAGTGTAATATATACCTTTTACAACATTCAAATCAGAAATATTGTATGAAAGGAATATATCAAACTGTTTATATAGAGATGCTCCTTGAAGATTATCGCTATATGTACGTTGCTCGTAAAGGGGAGTGCTATATGCTATGTTACGAAAATACGCCTCGCTAAAATACTTCATATTAGATTCTTCCTTCATTTACTAATCGCCAATAATACTTTCCCAACTCTGTCAACTGACATCCGGTACTATGAACTCCTCATTTATAGGTTTTACAAACCCTATACTCTGCAACTTTTGAAGTAATTTGAATTTTCTAACGTTGTTCGCATCTGCATAAGGGAGAATATATTCATGATTTACAGATGGGTCGTTCGTATCCTCAAAAGATGGGTCTAGAGCTAAATCGTTATTGGGATTTGTAAACAGGTTTGTTAATTCGCGAATAATTGACAATGATACCTGTGGCGTAACTGTACGTAATGGAGCAAATTCCGTAACATTAGTCTTGAATACAGGTCTTTGATCCCAAGGTCCAAAAGAGCGATCGATATATGCATATACACCGCCAATAGTAATGTTACCGCAATAATCCGATGCTCCGCCATTTAGCGCAGTACATAATAATTCTGTAAAAAGACCATGACCACCAGCTTCCATAGCAACTTCGTCTTCACGACAAGCTGTTAAGACTGAAACTCCTGTATTTAAAATGCTACCTACATCCTGAAGTTCGTATTTCCCGATATTGCCTGAGTGACAACAATCCAAAATGATAATCTTGTTGCGAACCTTGGAAGTGTTAACAATACTCATTATTGTTGACATCTGTATCCCCGTATAATATTGACCAGGGGTAGCTATATCTTGAGGCATAACAATTTCTGCACCAGTGCTATTCATATAGCCATGCCCAGAAAAATAAAAGAGAGCAGTATCATCATTTCCTGCAAAAAGTTTACGAATAGCATCCATCACTTCTCCTGAAGTCTGTACATTTGGCATCATTTTTACGCCAAAGTTAGGAGATCCGTCACCATGTCGTTCAATTGCAGCTTTAACGCTATTGATGTCCTCAATACACCCTGTCAATTCATTTCCTTCGGGATAATCATTAATCCCAATCAACAATGCCTTTTTCATGTAACAAATAGTTATAGTGATTGATAAATGGCGTAGTTACGGACAGCATTGGCAACAGATTTTGCATTCCAGCCAACGATAACATCTGCTGCATTTTTTACGATAGAGGATGTGCGTTCTGCTCCCCATGGCTGAACAGCAATGATAGGTTTGTTGTACTTCTTTGCCATTTCAATCTCTTTATTAATCCATTTGCTATAAGTGGCATAAACTCCTGCAAGAATGATAATGCAACTGCACCCCTTTACCTTTGCCTCTATTGCATCAGATAATTGTTTGTCTGTGCCATTTGTGTGAATAGGATCATTTTTAGGAACTGAATGGTTGTAAAAGACGATACCTTCCTAACGCAAGAATGATTCAATTTTGTCATAATCTGAAGAATATGCCCACGAGTGTGATATAAATATTCTATACATATCAATTAGCGCGAATTCTCTGGTCCTTCGCCAGGGTCTTAATTTCGAATTCACACAGCAAAGATATGGACTTTTTCTCTTACAAACAAACAACATGTGAAAAATTCACATTTACAATATAGATATTTGGCATTTATTGGCATATACATTTGTTTTGCTGAGAAAAAATCTCTAAATTTGCACCGATTTATTATATAATCAATGAGATAGTATATGTTACAGCAATTTATAGTTGAGAACTTTCTCTCTTTTAGGAACAGGGAAACCTTCTCTCTTCTACCTAATAAAGGCACTTTGAAAAAGGAACATAAAACGGAACCCATTAAAGGACAATGGGTATTAAAGTCTGCTGCAATGTTTGGAGCGAATGCAGGTGGAAAGAGCAATTTCGTAAAAGCGATTGAGTTAGGGAAAAGGCTTGTTCTAAGGGGCACGAGAACAGATGATTTGATAGATTTTTACCCATTTCGCTTGAGTTCCGAAAATAAAAAAAGAGATACCACTATTATTTATCACATACTATGTGGTAACAAAAAATATGAATACGGATTTAGTTACAATTCTGAACAAATAAGTTCAGAATGGCTTAAACAAATAAACAAAAACAGCGACTGTGTTATTTTTCAAAGAGAAACAAAAAAGTCTGAATTTGAAATTTCATATCTACTTAAGCTTAACCCCAAAGAAGAAGAATCACAATTCCTTTCTTTTCTAGCAAAAGCAACGCCACAAAAGCAATTATTCCTCCACGAAGTTATGAGTCGTAACATTCATGAAAATGTATCAAATATAAAAGATTTAGATGCAGTTATCGACTGGTTTGTAAATTCCCTTAAAATTATATTTCCCGACACACCATACAAACAAGGTGTATTACTTAAAGCGGCTGATGATAACGACTTAAAACGTGGTTTTGGGGCACTATTAAGATACTTCAATACGGGCGTTGATGGTGTGAAATTAATAGATGTTCAATTTGAAAAACTTGGAATTCCACACGATTTACAACGTGCAATCAAAACAGATTTATCAAAATCCAATACTGATGAAGCATTTGGAGCATTAAGATTTGACGATAACCTGTATTTAATTAACTTGATTGATGGTGAAATTAGGGCTAAGAAATTGATGACTGTGCATAAAAAAATGGATGAAGCTGACATTGAACTTTTTTCGCTTGGCGATGAGAGTGATGGTACAAAACGTTTATTCGATTATATTCCACTTATCTTGGACTTGATTCAAGGAGGAAAAGTCTTTATTGTTGATGAAATGGAACGTAGCTTACATCCATCACTTATTAAGCAAATAATTTTATTGTTTTATAAGCATTCAAAAGATGTTTCTAGTCAACTGATTTTTACCACTCATGAAAGCTCTTTAATGGATCAAAAGATATTCAGGAGAGATGAAATATGGTTGATGAAAAAAGACAATAACGGTATCAGTTCATTTGGACGAATGGATAATTTATATAATGTGCGTTTTGATAAAATGCTTCAAAACAGTTACCTCAATGGCGAATACGGCGCAACCCCCATATTCGAGACAGAAGAAGAGATAAATAAATTATTTTCATCTTTAAAATAA